GGTAGGAATAATGACTTTTGCCCTTTCACATTTTACAAATAAAATGCAGATTGTGAAAACATTTTCATTCTCACAATCTGCATAAAAATTCAAATTATTTTACAAACAATCAGTAAGTAAAACTTCTGTCAACACCTGCACCGAAACGAACCATTTCAACTTTTCTTTCGGATGGTTTTATGATAATTGTATCCCATAATTCTTGAGTGACGGTATCCCGTGTTTTAGCGTAACAGATAGCACCAGGGACGACATAAGTAAATGACTCAGTTGTCATAGTATCATATCTTGCCCTTCCAATGGATACCTCTTTGAATCCGTTTGTCTGATTATACTGCCCGATAAAATCCCAGTGTGTGTGACCATGGAAAAAGCCGACTACAATGCCACCATTAGAAATAAAATTTTCAATAATCGTTCTGAGATTAACACCATTAACAACAACAACTCCACCGCTGCTCCCGCCATAGTCATATTCAGTCGTACAAGGGACATGACTAAAGAAAACAACGTGTTTCGATGTGTTTAATGCAGTATCCCTCACCCAATTAATAACTTCATCGGTATAGCCCCATGCGGAATTAGTAGCATAATAGTTATCACCCATTGTACCGTCAAGACCAATAACTCTGAGATTTAACTGTTCAATATCCTTGTAAAAACAACTCGTGTTAGCAAGTCTCCCGTCTGCGTCCTTCTGATATGCGTAAATGGAATATTTTTCCTGCTTTGTAAGAAGCCCGTTTGTTTTACCTGTACTATCATAGTAAAAATAGTTATTGTCATGATTTCCAGATAGCAGGTGAACGTCAGGATTAATACTTTCCATATTATGTTTCATAAGATTTAACTGTGTGATCGTTTCAGCTTTTGGATCGTCACCGTGTACCATATCGCCAAGATGGAAAAACATGTCAAAATGAACCAATTCATTTACACGCTTTAGTGTGGCATATGTATCGTCCCAATTATTCGGATAAGAACACCCATAATGTGAATCAGTAGCCACACCGATAACAAGTGAAGCAGAAGTTTGTGCAGCGATAATTTTATCCTTACAATCTTGCGCTTCATTCTCAAAATAGACAGGTAAATCACCAGGCTTTTGTTTTCTGTTGGCATAGTCAACAAGCAAACCACAAGTTACACTTGAATATCTGTGATAAAATAAAGTAGGGTATTTATTGGCTAACGGATAACCACTCGAATTAGCTTGTGAAAATTTTACTACTCTATCATCAGTATCAAAATACATAACAAATGATTGTCCGCTCACGGTATACCCGTCAACCGTCAAATAACTAAGCCCTGACGCTGCTGCAATGATATCGGCAGGTGCGATATTGTATAATACCCCATTAGCAACGATACACACGTTTTCATTTTCATCAAGTGTGAAATACCCTGTTGTTGCGTCAGAGTAAATAAAGTCTTTACCATTTCCGATATATGCAATTGGGAATCTGTTCTTATCGTTTTTTATGATATTTTTTCTGTTAGCGTACTCAACAAGTAAACCGGCTGTAATAGAAGCAAACCTATGATAAAACAAACAAGGATAACTATTTGCATAATCATACCCGATCGGATCAGCACCCACAAATTCTACCACATTAGTATCTGTATTATAATACATGATGAAGCTCTGCCCGCTCACGGTGTTATTATTAACGCTCACATAACTTGAAGCCGTAGCAGCGTTTATAATTTCAGTCGGTGTAATTTCATATTGTGTCCCATCGCACACAACGTAAATATTTTCGGTGTTATCTATTGTAAAAGACCCCGTTGTAGAGTCACTATATACAAATTCTTTTCCGTTTCCGACATAAGCAAGCGGATGAAGTTCTGTTTTGTTTGCTTTTTTAATAATATCTCTGGTTAATTGATACTCGATAAGCAACCCACCTGTTGAGGAATCGTAACGATGATAATATAAAACAGGATATTTTGCCATACTTTCATAGCCTGCTACACCGGCAGCGACAAACTCAACCTTACAAGTATCAGTGTTAAAAATCAGAGAAAAGTTAGTACCGGAAAATGTATTACCATCTACAGTAACAATACTTGAACCGCTCGCAGCATTTGTTACATCTTCCGGTGTGATGGTATAAAGCGCACCACCGCAAATTACCATGATATTATCAAGCAATGTAAAGCTACCAGTGTAACTATCATCATGCACAAATTCGACATTGTGACCCATATAAGAAAAGTTATTTTTACGCAAATTTAATGCGATACCCGGAACAATGTAGAATGGCAATGTTGTCTTTACGTCAACCATCAAATAAGCTGCTTCTGACGGTGCGGTTAATTTCAGGTTATTTCCGATAGCGTTTGAAGCTGACCTTTCAATGATCGTGCCATCACTTTTTGTCCATATCCAGAGTTTTGAACCACTTCCACCTGTACCGGTGAGATAAAACACCTGACCGGGTGTACAGGATATTGACTTGCAAGCGTATCCCGGACTTGCGCTATAATCTCCCGGTTGAAGGTTAGTAACTGAACTACCTGCGGAATACGAAAAATCCATGATCCAATCGTTATCGAAATCATTTCCGATAACAAGATCGAAATAATCTTCTAACCCAGAAAACACATTTCCAACAACCTTTGCGTCAGCTCCCGCCCCGTCAATTGATAACGTTTTATCTATAAGCGGTGTGGTTGGTGTGACGTTTTCAGATAACCAAGTAGAAACAAGGTCAGGAATAAACGGCGAAATTAACGATGTTAATGTTCCATTTGCAGCCATCTCATCAAGTCGGTTGTTGATTTCATCCTGAATATCAATACCATTGAAATAGGTATTAACATATTCCTGTAGTTGGTTATACGCAGTAAGCAACGATTCAACGTTTGTTTCTGTGTTAGACACATCAGAAATAACGTTATTCAAATAAACCACTACTTTATTGAGTAGCTCATAATAGCTTAAACTATCATCATAAACTAAAGGCAATGCCGTTTGACACCAATATCGAAACGCGCCCTGCCCGGTATAACCTAATAATGTCGGTGTAAATGCTGCCGGTGGAAAATCAGTTTTTCCCATAGTAATCACCTCTTACCATAACCCGAAAAATAAATTGCTTAAATCGTTAATTATCATTCTATCAATATTCAGGAATGTATCTCTAAACTCCTTTAACATTGCGGAATAACTTTTACCAGGAGACTTACCAACTACATGCTGAATGTAGTTTTCAAGTCCTGTAATATTTGATGTGCCACTATTGCTGAAATCTTTTGTTGTGTCTGTTACGGTTTTACCGGTTTTAGTGAAAGTTGTATCAATTGTACCATATTCGGTTACATCTTCCGTCCCTGTATTGTCTAACTGTTCGTCGTTTCGTAAGTTTTGTTCTTTATTGATGGATGTGGTTCTATTGTTTTTTGTTACGGGATTTCCTACGGTGTCAACCACGGTAACGACGCCAGGGCTTTCTTCAACTTGCGGGCTTCCTGTCACATCAACCACGGTAACAACTGACGGGGTTTCTTCTGATCGGGTTTGATTAGTCCCACTCGGTACTGTGGTATCATGGAATGATGATTGACCGTCAATCGTTGTTTCGTCAATTTTTCTCCTTGCGTTAGTCAAGTACGCATTTCCCGCTACGCTGTCCCATGCTTCGGTTAATCCAACAACACCGCCTTGCGGAGTATCACTGTAAAGATCCCATGTCTTATTTGAATTATCTTCATCATTTTTATTCCACCCATCTTTTGTAACTGTCACGCCGGGTGTTTCTGTGTTAACTGTCACATTTGTGCCTGTCGGTGTTGTTGTGGTGTGTTCGTCTAAAGTTGTTTTAGTTATATTTTTTCCTGTTGGTGTCGTTGTGACATGTTCATCCAGAGTCTCTTTTGTCACATCTTCAACCGTTTCGCCATCGGCATTTGTGATTTTCTCAGTTTTGCCTAAAATGTTTGTGTAGCCGGTATCTTTATCTATCACATTATGTGTATCTGTGTCTGTTATATCTGTTTCATTATAATTTGTGGTAACATTCCCTGTTTCACTTCCTGTGTTTTCCGTCGCTTCGTCTTGCTGATTTGTTCGCTCATGGTCTGTCGTTAAATCGGTATCATACATCGGATTAAATTTAATCAGTTCTGATTCATACAATTGATTATAGTATGGCATGATTAAATTTAATTTATTTTGTAACCGTAGTTTCCATAATCCAACGGTTTCCTCGCAAATTTCACGTGTGTAATAATACCGTAAAATTTTTATTTCAAGCGGTAATCTGTAATTTTCATCAAATATCGGGAAATCAAAATTAAAAATTTTCGGTGCTGCTTCTTGTAAAATACTGTCAATCGAATTAAATCCTTGACTTTCTGTGAGTCCTGCTTCGGTTTCACAGAGGAAGCGAACTTCTGTGGTATATTTACTCATCGTTTTCGCCTCCTTTCTGATTGTCGTTTGGATTATCACCGGTGTCAAGCTCAGCTGTATCGAAATTTTCCGCAAATTCACATGACACATTCAACCCGAACATGTTATTGATTTGAGCGCAGGCTTGCTGTCTTGCTTTCAATCGGCTTTCCCTACTTGCGACAGTTCCGCCTAAATTACGTAAAACCTCATCCGTGATTAAACGTTCTTTTTTCTGCGTGTTGACGTTGGCAATCCCTAAGTATGTTAGTATTTCATTCCAATATTGTGTTTTTAATTGGTAAACTTTATCAGCAATAAACGGGGCATCTGTTTTAATGGATTTTAGGATATCAGGACGCAGATTCTTATCTCCGAAAATAAACGGTTCATTTCCATCATACCGCATATATAAATTTTTCATGGTCAGTCGTTGCGATTCATCACAAGCTATCAGTATCGGTGTTTTCTGCGCTTTCACATTCACATCAATCACCCTATCAAATTCATATAAACGTCTTGCGGTTTCATACACCTGTGGCACTGAGTTTGTATGCACTAAATTATTGAAAATAATCACAGAATCGGTATTATCCAACTGACGAAAATAACCGTTTGTTGCGTAAGCTCTACGTTCAATAGGAATCCGGTAAACGTCTAACTGCCCGCCGATCATTACTTGAAGTGTAAGATAACCTAACACTTCATCATAGAAAAATACACACATACCGTCCATGAAAAGGCAGAGTTCAAGAAAACGTTTATCGACGGATTCAGGTAAACCCTTCCAATCAAACATACAGATTGACAATTCAGTTAATCTTTCAATGTAATTATGCCACGCTAATTCATTGTTGTAAAGGGTTTCCCAAAACTGACCGTTTTTCGTGATCCCATTAACACGTTTCTTTTTTCTACCCATCAGAATCACCTACCTTTATACTGTATTATCCAGATTATAATTTCCAACTTCTGTTGCGTCTCTCCAAAACGTAATACCGCTGTTATAAATACCACAAATTTTTGCTGCATCATCCGCAGGGATACTCCCTGTTATCGTACACCCTATTGTTTTTGTGAATGTCCAGTGTGGGCGAACATTGCGGTTAGGTACCTTATTTTGTTTACAGGCATACCCGAATCTATCAAAATAATCATCAATGATTTTAGCGTATTCGGCTTTTATGCTCATAGAATAAAAATTAAATTGTACTCTTCCTATGGCAGCATTTAAAGAATCTGTTTGCGTTTGACCGTGCGTTTGATTAGGCGTATTTTTAATATCTGTCACTTGTGCCATATCTGCGTTTATATCTTGTAAAGCAGACCCGGCAGCCAATCCAACACCAATTAGAGGATTTCCGGTTAATGCAGCAGTTCCAACGCCTTTCGCAACGTCTCCTAGAACTGTTGATATTCCAGATGTGACAAAACTTGCCTTATTTTGCGCCCACCATGCCTTAAACGTGTCACCACTCCACGCACATTGTGGAAAATTTGATAGTGTTAACCCATCATCATAAGCACTTGTCATTCCTCTATAATGTTCCGGGTAACAAAATGCTGTCGGTGTGCTTACGAAAACACCCCTAATTACAAAATTAGGTGCTTGATTGAAATCCTCCCAACGATATTCTGCAACTTGCCCTGTGTTGTTTGAAACAAGTAAAAAATTATAAGGATAACAATATAATTTTTTGTTTTTCGGTGTATAACCATTTAACGCACCACTTGTATATGGTGTAATGGCTTTATCTGCTCTGTATGCAGCAGACGTAGAAGCATCGCCAAAGATCCTCGGATATTCGTATACAGCGACAATTTCATCCTCAAGATATTGGTTTAATACTGCGTCAACCGCTGACGGATTATTTGCTGGTATACCGGCTACTACCGACAGTGGCGTATACATACCATTGACAAAACGCCCAGAAGCTTGACCGCCTGATTCTGTGTTTTTATTTATCAATGCACATATAGCCATACCGCTCATATCAAATTCGTCTATGGAATTACATGTGTATTCATCACCAATCTGCAAATTTTCTGTGACAATGTTTCCAAACAAAACATCACTTGCTGCGTGTTCACGTTCCACATAGCATTTATCAAGAGTATAATCGAAAAACCAAGTTTGCATTACATCAATTTCAAATTCAATCTGGCTGACCCGGTTATTGATGTATTCCACAGATTTGATAAACGCATAAAACCATTTTGTTCCAAAAGCGGTATTGCGAAACATAATATAGTTACAGTCGTACAGATTTTCTGCCTGAATATCTACCCGGATAAAACCACGTTGTACCCGCTGATAACTCTGATCGGTCAGTGTCCATTTAGCTTTACCGATAAAATAATTTGCTTGATCGGCTGCGGAGTTCCAGTAAATAGTATGATCGTAAGTTTTGTCAAGTGGTACGGCAGCAAGAATATGTATGTCGGTGTCTGGTGCAATCCACATAAAATCACCCTTTCAAAATGAGCCGGTATTGCGATAATACCGGCTCTGTGTAATTAGGAAACAGTGATTGTGGCACTGTCTGACTTTGTTGAATCCACAACGGACGTTGCTGTCACGGTTAATGTAGTACCTGTCACGCTGTTGTCTACGCTGAGTTCGCCAAGTGCAGAAATGCTGACTCCTTCTGTTTCCGGTGTCACGGACCATTCAACTGCCTTGCTCGCAAAATTCTGAGTTATCACGGCAGCAGAAAGAAGGATTGTCTGCCCCGGACTGATCGTTGCTGATTCAGGAGAAACGGTCACGCTGGTAATCGACGGAACACCTGGCACGAAAACGGAAGCATTTGCAAACGGTGAAACGCTGAATGTTTTCCATGTATGATACCAATAGTTCCAGTACAGACCTTCTCCGTTGTACTGCTCCGTAAAATTCATCATGTTATCGAAAACCATGAACCAGTTCCGATCAACAAGCACGGCAGGAATCTGTTTTAGTGCTGTCAGTTCTGCGTTTGTGATCGGCACATAGTTCGGGTCAGCAGCAAATAAAAGATTGAGACGGTCTGTATCCAGTTCACCAAAGGAATCAATTAAGACTCTGTGACCGATGAAAGAAGCACGATCCATATTAAAAGCGCTCGCAAGCACTTCCACGTCCATTGTGGCATCGAAATTAGAGTCAATAATGAAATACTGCTCATCCTTAGAGGAATACGTCGCAACACCTGCTACATTATATTTATTGCTCATAAATTCATAATTATTGGAAACACCTTTGACCGTTCCAACAATTGATTTCATGTTCCCTTCGGATACCGTCGGGATTTGTACGGCGTTCAGTCTACCATTGAGAATATTTTTCGCAAGCATATATTTCATTGTCTGGAATTCATCGTAGTTTGCTCCGGTGTACATTGCTTCAACAATTTTCGAAATCAGATCGGTAATACCATCCCATGATAGAAATGCCTGACGTAACTGCTCATTCTGAATAGTGGATTTATAAAACTTCTGATAATTCAGAATGTGGAACGCTGCTCTAACATCCGGGATTTCCCTTGCGAATACTTTTGATTCTGCTACTGCGGGATCGTATTCAAATGGCTTTGCGATATTTACGAAAATTTCTTCGATTGTTTCACCAAACTCAAGAAGACCCCTCTTAAAGATTGCCCACGGGTTTTCATAAGACTTTGATGTAATCATCACTCTCCCGATACGGTTTACCAACGCAGATAAAAATTCGTTCTGAAGTGCAGGATAATCCATAATAATCGCGCCAATTTCACGGATTGATTCTACATCCTGGCGGGCTGCGGGTACATAATCACGATAGTTAGCACTCGCGTTGTTTCTGATAGCGTTGAGAATGTCAACGCTGCTTGCTGTTAATTTTCTGCTTTCTGGAATAGTAGGCATTATTCTTCTCCTCCTTCATCAAATAAATCATCAATATCAACATCTTCTGGCTCGATAACCTCTGTTTCGTCTGTCTCATTCACATCAATCTGACTATGCCCGGTTAAAAATCTGTGACTATACCGTTTTCGCCAAGTCTCATCGAGTTCATTATAACGGCGCTCCCAATCAGTTGAGTCACCCGCTCTTCGCTCAAGGTCCTCGAACGTGTCTGTCATATCCTCAAGAAAACTAATACCTTCATCAGAAGAATCCTCACCAATATAGGTATGAAGCCGATTAATAAATTCATCTCTTCCCAATACAGCCATATTGCACATCCTTTCATATTTTGTACCAAAGGTACATCCATAATTTAAATGCTTCATCAAGCGTCTTAAATTCTCCCGTTACGCTGTCTATTTCTTCATCTGCGTTTATGTTTTGTAGTGTTATTTTATAGTAGTATTTTCTTTTTTTCTTGAGTCTGATTAAGTAAAATATTTTTTCAATTATCTCAGTAATATTATTAGTGTTTACGGTTATTTCTTGCCTGTTTGTTGGTGACGTTATAGGTGAATTAGTGCTGTAATCTAAATACAACTTATAATTATCTGTGCGTCCACCTAACTCGTTTACTTCTACACCAACAACAACATCTGCTGATTTCGTAGTAATATTCTCAACGTAATGATAGCCGATTTTGCTATAATCTTCAAAAGTCGTAAATTCAGAGTATAAGCGCTCGAATGTACCTAAATCATTGTTTTTGAGCAAACCCATCAAATTATAGTGCGTGTTCGTTTTTAAATTTTCTATTGTGAAAAAACAGGTCTGGTCTAAAGAAGGGTATCCTTCCCATCGTAAAAATGTTGCTTCCGGTGAAAAAGCAGAAACACCGGATGTATCATAATACATATAACCGGAATAGCTATAATTGATACCTTCTTCAGAATAATCTAAGGTAACATCCATTTCGACTTCACACGTTGTTGTCGTTGGATAAGCCCGGATTGCTTTAACAATCATAACATACTTCCTACGATTTCATGCACTAATTCATAATCAACGCCAAGCTCATGAAGTTTGTTTTTACGTTCCTGTCCGTTTCCGTATTTTCCATTGATAATATCTTTGGCAATTGCACTATATTTATTCCAAAACTCAGTTTTTATATCATCTTCTGATTTTGTGATGTACACAAGTTTTGTGTGTTTATTTTTGTTATGCTCCCATGACATGATAATAGATGGATAATCGACATATGATATATCACTATCAACCTTTCCAGAAATACCCGGAACAACACCTTTATCAGAGTTTTGCCATATTCCGCAATTGATTGAGGGTTTTTTACCTGACCATGATGCATACCATAGTGCATAATCATTTAAAAGCGGTTTGAAGCCTCTGTTAAGATAATCCGCATTACTATAAATCATAGCGTAATATCCACGCTTTTCAATAGTTTTTAAAAACGCCCTCGCAAATTTTTCTCTGGTTGCGTTCGTGATGGGAACGCCCTTTTTACGGGCGTATGTGTCCGAATCGTATTCCCAATCATAGCAGAGAGGGTATGTCGGATTATACTTATCAGCGATATTGCAAAGATAATTCGCTTCATTAATTGATGCATTTTCTGATAATGCGTAGCTAAACCAATAAAACCCAAACGCTATACCGTTTTCTTTACAGCCCAACACATTATTATGTAATTGTGCATCAATATTGTTGTTTCCGTAACCTGCCCTTATGATAGCAAAGTCAATTTTACCTTTTAATTTTGACCAATCAATTCTCCCATTATGCTTCGATACGTCTATTCCAGAAAAACTCATTTTTCGCTGTCTCCCTTCTTCAATTTTTCAAGATAAGGTTTGAAAAAACCTGATAAAATCGGATTGATTTCTGAAAGGTTTTCAATAATGCTTATCAATTCCATGCCACATATATAAATTGAAAAAGCTGATACCAAGTCGGGCATATTGGCTATGTGATAATAACCTACCACATAATCAATACACCCACAACCAACTAAAGTCAATAGTTCTGTAAATTTATGGATTAGACCCTTCCGGAGACAGGTGCTATTAACACTCCCTATATAAAATGATTTTAATATACCTGTCGCCACATCAAAACAAATAAAGCCGAATACAACTACATATGTAAATGAATAAAACATACCTTTCCCACCTCTAACCCATTATAACATACTTGAGTAAATAATCAAAGTATGATATACTATATAGAGGTGAATTTTTATGGGTAAATTTTATGACGGTACTAAATTATTGTCCCTCATGGACATTAACGGCAACCGTCCAGAAATCTATATTTGCACGTCGAACCGGTCAGCCGGGAAAACCGTATACTTTAACCGTTTTGCGGTGAACCGGTTCTTAAAATATGGCGAAAAGTTTTGTCTGATTTATCGGTTCAACTATGAATTAGACAATATTTCAGATAAATTTTTTAAAGATATTGAGGGATTGTTTTTCCAAGGATATACCATGCTTTCAGAACGTCGGGCATCGGGTATTTATCATGAATTGTTTTTACTAAAACCCGGTGAGGAAATCGCTGTTCCGTGTGGTTATGCAATTTCGCTTAATTCAGCCGATCAAATAAAAAAATATTCGCATATGTTCAGCGATACGGTGCGCATGATTTTTGATGAATTTCAGAGTGAAACAGGGCATTATTGCGCAGATGAAGTGAAAAAGTTTATTTCTGTTCATATGTCGATAGCCCGCGGAGGCGGTGAGTCTGCAAGATATCTGCCAGTCTACATGATTTCAAACCCGGTGTCCATGCTTAATCCATACTACACCCAATTAGGAATCAGTGAGCGTTTGCGGAATGATACAAAATTTCTTCGGGGAGTCGGTTTTGTAATGGAACAGGGATACGTTGAGGCAGCATCGACCGCTCAACAAGAAAGCGGATTTAATCAGGCTTTTTCACAGGATAAATACCTTGCATACTCTACGCAAAATGTATATTTAAATGATAGCACGAATTTTATTGAACGCATCAAAGGAAAAAGTTTTTATCTGTGTACGCTAAAATATAATGGGAAACATTATGGTATACGGGAATACCCGGAAACCGGGATTGTTTATTGTGATGATAGACCTGATATGGGTAATAAAAATAAAATCACCGTTACAACCGATGACCATGAAATTAATTATGTTATGCTGAAACGCAATGAATTTTTCTTGCAAAATTTACGATATTATTTTGAACACGGTTCTTTTCGATTTAAGAATTTAAGCTGTAAAGAAGCTGTGTTAAAAGCCCTTTCATATTAGATATCCGCATAAATCACTATACCTGATAAATTCCGGGTAGCACTGTTGGAAAATACAGCCGGGCTTTGTTGTCAGATCTGCTATCTGCTCGTATAGACTTTATGTAATGGATATATTCAAAGGTGGCACGTTGTAAAATCGTGCCACCTTACTATTTTTATTTGCTTCCGGTGCTACCAAAACCGCCACGATTTTCTATTGATAATTGCTGAACTTCTGTCAAATAGATGTGCTGCCGTTTCATGACACGAAATTGTGCAATTCTTACATCTTTCGGAATAAAGGCGTCTCTGGTGGCATAGGCAGGAAACGACAAATAATCTTCATTCCCTTTGTAGTCATGGTCAATAATTCCCATCCCATTAACCATAATGACCCCATATTTTTTAAATGTGCTACTCCTCGGAAGAAGCCACCCTTCACAATCATCTGGTAATTCCATTGCAATTCCAAGATTAATTTGCTGATATGACCCCTCGCGCATATAGTAATTTTCTGCGGTATATAAGTCGATCCAGTCACCTTTTTTCTGTGGTGGTAATACATCTTTTTCTAATTTGTAAAAAATTGTGTTTTCCATTAATTACCTCATTTCATACGTTGTGTCTTTTAAGACCACACCACCTTTAATTCGGTGCGGTAACAATTTTCCCGGCACGACTAACCCAATATCAAAATCTGATAATGTGCGTTTTGTTTTTAAAAACTCTTTTTCCTCTTCTGATAATTTTTCTTTTTCTTCCTCTGTTTTTGTGTCTAATGTATTACCTGTAATGGAATCAATAAATAGATTCTTACATTTATCAGGCATCCCGGCACATTTTACATTATATACCTCTTTCCCTTCTTTTTCTTCTACTTCAATATAAGTCTTTTGACGTACAAACAAACCCGTTTTCCAGTGGCTTTCCAGATCCCAACAAGAAAAATTTTTAGGGTGAATTTTAATCCCTTTTAATTCATTCTCTGGTAAATCGCAATGAATACTGTCTGTGTCCGCATAGATAAATCCGGGTTGATCTGCCCCGTAAAAATTTTCTTGTGCTGCTCGGATCGTGAAATTTCTTGCGTATGAAGTAATGGCTGATCCTACAGGAATGTATCCCGGTTTTTTATCATCTGCTACTACACCATAAAAACCTATGCTGCCATCATCCCGCATATAAGCGACTTTAAAACTGCTGTTTGTGCTTGCTGCCATCTTACCATATAAATTATTTAGAAAGAGTTTTGCTAAACTTCTTTTCGCCCCGGTGCTTTCCATTTTAATTTTTTTATATTTTTCTATGTACACATCGAATATACCAATTTCCGCATCGAAAAAACACCCATCCAAAATTTCAAGGTCCACTAAATCATAGTGATCACACATCAGTTTGAAGTCTGTCATGGTTACTGTCATTTCTACTGTTGCGGGTACTAATTCATTGTCAAAATTATAATAATATTTGTGGTATGCTCCATCCCTATAAATATCAGATGTTTCTAACATTTCTGTTGCTTTATACATCCACGATGATTTAATCTGAATTGTTGGTAACTTGCCTGGCTTTAAATAAAATCTTGTCCGGATTCGTAAAAAATAATATTTTCCCAACTGTTTCGCTTCTTCTGGGATGTAATTTCCTCGCCAAAACGTTGGGCTTCCTACGGGATATATGTTACCGCTTCCGCTATGCATCATTGACGGGTATAAACTGTTTACGTCGGCTGTGACACCATCATGATATTGGTTGCGTTCTTTTCCTTTCACAAGATAGCACCAGCCACCACGGTACGATTTTTTTATATATTCGCCGGCTGTTGTTGATCCGTATACCGACTTTTCTATTGGAACCTCGTATAAATCCGGAAACAATTCGTTATAATATTTCCTACCGATTAGGGCTTTATACTCTGCTAAACAACACGAACCAATTGTCAGGCGCTTATGACCTTCGGTGAACATGATTTCAATTGCTTCTTTTACCACTAAGACATCGTTTTTAATATATTCCTGTTCTTCGGGTGTAATTTCACAACCGGCATATCTAAATCCCTTATATTCCATTTCTAACTTTTTATGTTTTGTTTCAAATGATTTTCCGATTTCTTTTACAGAAAACGGTAATAATTTCAATGAGTCCCGTAATTCAATGATATGTTTTCCTGTTTTAATCGTGATCGTGTACCACTGTCCAAGATTAGAAATCACATAAGAAAACGAATTATTTTCCATTTCTTTTTTCTTTAAGAAACGTATATCATTTACAGTATCACCGAACTTTTCTACGGCTTGTTTGTACCCGATCGAAAATAAATAGTTCAACCAGAATGAACCATCAAATTTTAAATTATGGAAATAACAAACAACGTTTGTTTTCAGTGATTTGAAGTATTCGAACTGTTCATTTATGCTATGGAATATTTTAACTTCTTCTTGAAACAGTTCGACACAAGCGCCTGCCCAGACTTCCGTATATTCTTGCTCATCGAATACCGTTGTTTCGAAATCTCCGACAAAATATCTGTACTTGTGGACGTTCATTCTTCATAATCTTCCTGTTCCATAGCGTCCATAAATCGAATTGCTTCTTCTGCTGTCATGCTTCTTCCTTGTATGATTTGTGCGACTTCCTGTAAATCTAACTGAACTTGCTTTCTTCCTGATTGTAGGTGATATTCTTTTGAACCGGACCCGTATAGTATTTCTTGAAATAACGTTTTTAAACGGTCCGCGTTCTCCTCTATTCGCAACGCCACTGCTTCTCTTCCTTGCGCATTGATTGCACCTTGTAAGATATTTTTCAATATATTTTTGTCTGTTTCTTTTATTCCTTGAAATTTCGCTGTCCATTCTCCTTTTGGTGTCCATTTTTCGATTTCCTCCGTTAAATTGTCCAATACCACATCAACCATTTTCGGGGCTTCTGGTAATGTCGATTTTTCTTGCGTGTATTGCGTTTTCTCTATTTGTGCTTCTGTCTCTGCTTTTATTTGATTTAGTTCTGCTTGTACTTGTTTTGTGATTTGCGCTTTTTTCGCTGCTCGTTTCCGTTCTATCTTCCTTCCTTTTTCGCCTGATATTAAATCTCCTGTTTCCGTATCTTTTATGTATAGTGATTTTTTATACAGAACATCCGGAGTAAGCTTTTTTAATGCCCTGATTGACGCTTCTGTAACGGTTTTCGGGATCTTTGGGAGCGGGTTCTTTTCGAACACATACCCTCTTTTTCCCGCTCTATTTATAAAGGCTTGCACCCTTCTGCGTTCCTTTTGATAGGCTTTTTTCACTTCCGGGTTTTTGTACTTCGTTCGAGTTTTCGCCATAATATCACCCTATAAAAAATATCCCGCTGTATTAGCGGGATATTTCGCACCACATTAGTTCTGTTCAGATATTGCCTTTGTACCGTAATACGTTAATAAATACAAAACTGCTTATTTAATTTTTTAAACGATTGAGCAAGTGATAAATTTTTTACCACTATAATTTTTTGAATCCTTCTTGTATACTTCCAACATCCATTCCTCGGTTTCGCCTTCCATTTCTGACCAAATCGAAATAAATGAGTTCCAGAAGGAAGAAGAACCAGTGACAAACTTTGTGCCGGATTCATCTACCACTAAATACTGCTGATAATCCGGATCATCCGCCTTATCGTTATGCACGTTGAGGATTGCATACATAACCGGTGTAATACACAGTGGTTCATCACCATCTAACACAGCGTCCAATTTGACAGCGTTAGATGTGTCTTTCATTTTAATGCGTTCCTTTGCGGTTAATTCTTTTGAACTTTCTACAATTTTTACTGCATACATGTGATTCTCTCCTTATACTGTTACTGGTGTTTCTGGTTTTGCTTCGTTCGCTGCTCTATAACGCTTTTGGACTTCGTCGGCGTACTTGACGAAATCCTCTTCTGGCATAGAGTAAAGCGCTTCTGTGGTTTCTTTTTCTAAGATCGTTACTACTGATACGTTTTCTGTATCAATTTTTTCGTGAAGATATTTCAGGAGCTTATCTTCTGTTTTAAATTCGCCTGTAACAACCTCATTCTGTGTAAAAGTCTCTTTTGACGGCTTATCAATACATAAGACTTCACAACTAATGCTTTTGATGGTTCTTGAAATATAACGTTTTCTCATACTTTTTTCCTTTCTTATTTGATTATTAAATCGGTATTGCCAACAACCGGAGTCGAACCGGTTTCTGTACCTACGTTGGCATGAAGGGCAATTTTTTACAAACTGCCCATAAAGAAGGATAATGACTCGAGTGTATGGCTTAACTCTACATATATTATACACTATTAAATCTTAAAAGTGTCTTAAATATTAGTTTTCTTGTAATCATCACCCAAAAAACACCCTGAATCGGAATCATAACTTAAAAGAAAAGCTTTTGACGGTGTTAATGACTCCATAAAGTCCACATAAAATAATGCTTCTTCGTATGTATCAAAGAGTCTTGCGCATTTTGGTTCACCGTCTTTTATACCCTGTACTACCACACAATATTTCATTTTACTAATCTCCTAAAATATACTGTACTTGATCGAATATTGCTTCATGCACATAATCCGATGCTAATGCACTAACAATCAATTTTTTAACTACTCTTTTCGGAAGCTGATATACGTATGATATATCGTTCACAAGCGGCTTTATTGCCCCTTCAAATGATAGTGACATATCAACAAATTCACTATTAAATTGATAATCATCCAATTTTTTCATTTTTCACTCCTCGTCTAAACCATATAACCGCACTAAATCTAATATGTGATAAATCACGTGTAACTGAGCATCACATATTCGTAGCTGAATATACGTAATCATATCACTATCATCACGTTTAAACCGATCATAAGCACCATCACAGCACTTTTCATAGTAGTCCTTTTGTTCTTTTAATGCTTTTATTAACATTTTTAAAGCGTTATCTTCCACTTGTACCACCTCCCATTATTGTGACCTACCATCATCAGACAAAACCCGGTCAATGGTTCTGTGACAGGGCTTTTTTAACGCCCTGTTTCGGCTTTATAATCCTCAACTGCTTTTTCTAAGCCGGTGAAGATGACTAAATCTAAAACGTGTTTTGCCATTGTGTATTCAGTATCAAACACATTTAATTTGATTAATGCTGCTTTTCCTGCTTCTGTTCCTGCGTTTTCAAACCATTCCTTCTCTGCTTGCGCGCGGTTTTCTGAAAATGAACGTTTTTCCTGTTCAAGCATTTTAATGAACATGTCAATCCTGTTTATTAATTCATTATTTTTCATTGTTTTTTCTCCTTTATGCTTGTGGTTGTTTTAGTTGCTACCCGGAACGGTTATGACCGCCCCGACGCTGTGAGCCTAAAGCCTGTTTATACTCGCTCACACGAGTTTTACTTGTTTTGATGTGAAAAAGCAAGCGTCTTTTAAAAACATTTTTTCCTCATCTGTTTTCTTATTCTTGACGTGTTTCCATATTTTTATTCTAACTTGCGACTTTTCACCCTTCTGAACTTGAAAACCCATTTCCTTCCACTTCTGATAAGTGTGGATTTCTTCTACTTCCTTTATTATAACGTCCTCATCTGCTACCTTAACAATGATTTCTCTCCCAGTATAAGCAAGTATACCCTGTTTAGCTAAGTCCTGTTTAGCGTTAAATATTATTTGTTCGTTTGTCATTTCTTTTTTTCTCCTGTCGTGTTTTTTATTTGTGTTTTAATTGCTACCCGGAACAGTTTAACTGTTCCGACGCTGTGAGCCTGAAGCCTGTTTTAAGTCGCTCACACGACTAATATATCTCATCATATTCATATTGTTTTATAACATCATCAAGATAACCAGTGGCATCATCAACTATACTATCTAAAAGCCATTGTTCCGCTTCCTTGTAAGCTTCTATATCTTCATCTTCATATTGCCTGGCTTTATGTTTATAAACTAAAATATGGTCATCGTTTAACCAGGAATTGCCACCAATATTTTCAAATCCGTATATTTCACCGTCTGGGTATAAATATATGTCAACTTCATATTCTGCACATGCTAATTCAAGATCGACAATTGCTTTTATGATTTCGTCGTAGTGTTTTCTTATTAAATCTGAATTTTTCATATTACACCTCTACTTTGTCATAATCAACGTTAGGATATTTACAAATTAATGCATATTCAGCGTTTAAAATTGCTTCTTCATCTGTTTCTGCCTGCTTCATACAGGTGCAAACTAACTTGTTATTTTTATAAAATCTTACTATGAATGTTT